CAGGATAACTATTACCACTCATTGTAAATTTATTAGTATAAGGTATACCTTTATTATTGTCAGCACCCCAAGTAAATGTTCCATCTTTCCATGCGCTGTCCCCCATGTCTGTTGATATGTTTCTATTACGATTAAAATCTTCATCTACTTCACCGAATAAACCTAGTTGATTATATTGAGACATGTCTTTTTGTTTTTTACCAAAAATTCCTTTACCATAATCATACGCAGTTCCAATTGCTGAACCTACTACTGGTACGCCCGTTAATAAACTCATTAGTCCACCAAAAAATCTTCCACCCATTCCTGGTTTAACATCACCTGTTTCTTCTTCTTCAAACTCATATCTTCCTGTTGCTGGATTAAACTGTATATCTTTTTGTCCTCCAAATCCAAAAAAGCCCCCTCTTTTATTTTGAATATCTCTATATCCAGATCTATTAAATAAACTTGGTCCCACCCATTTACTACTAGAGCCAATATACTTTCGTTTACCATCAGGGCCAAAAGCATATTCAGGAACAGCCCGTTCTCTTACTCTATCACTTACTCTAGATGTTTGACCTATATCCTTTTGACCTGTTAAAATTTCTTTCATGTGTTTCTCATTCATAGCTCTATTTCGTAAAGCTTGTTGAGAGGTTCCAGTTGACTGGCTCTGTTGATTTGGTGATCCGCCACCACCAGTATAAGCACCTGGACTTCTATCTCTAGTATAATCTCCTTGCGAATCTAAAGACATAATTCCAGAAGGACCTGTATTAGGACCATTCTTTAATGAGCCGTGTAAATTCTTTTTAAGGATTAAATCTTTTTCTGCTTTAGTAATATAAGCTAACTCTGTTTTAGGGGCTTTAGGATTAGACTGCCACTTAACAGGAACAGTTACAGTTTTTTGTTTACCTAAATAATTTCTTGCCGGCTTTTCGTTACCTTGCATTTCATAATTCATTTTTTTATCTATAGTCATTACCTTCTTCCTCCTGGATGTATATCTAATCTAAATGTTCCGAGCTTCCAGTTTTCATTGCTAGTTGTATTTGCTACTTTTATAGCAATAGATCTGGCTCTTAGTCTTGTGTCTTTTTTAGTGGTACTACTATCAACACTATAATTAGTAGTAGTGCCGGAACTATTTGGATAGTTTTTAGTAACAAAACTAACTTGAGTATTACCTGTTTGTGAAATAAAATCTGGTATAAATCTGCTTATTCTCATTATAAATTCTCCATCTCCTCTAAGGTCGGGCATTCCTACACTACTTCCTGTGGTACTTTTTTTCTGAGTAATATCAAAATCACCAGATGTAATATTTCCAAGTACAGCGGTCACATTTCCCTCTCCATCAATTTGATCGGTCCCTGTTTCCTGCTCATAGTATATAGTAGTTCCGTCAGTATTTCCAGTTACATCATAAGATGAGTCTACACTTGCACTATAGTGAGTAGCGTGTGGTTTAGAAAATACAGAAGAGTCTGCCCAGGAGGCACGAGCTAATGACCCGGTGGTCCAAATAGGTCTTTTAATTGTTGAATCTAAATAGTTATAAGTCACCACTCTATCCACTACATCTGACCCGGATTGACAATAAAACCAGCTAATTTCACCAAACAAATTATTTAATCCACAATTTACTAAGTCTCTAGATGTAGTATTTATACCAGGCCCAGTATCCGTAGAATAAACATAATCTTCTACCAAACATGGTAATGATGATAATTGACCATCGTATGCAAAGAAACCATTTTCAGACATCCAGTAAGCTGTACCATCAACCTCTATACATGCATTCTTTCCTAATAACCCACAGTTAGTCCCCACTTGTTCAAATGAGAAGGTAAAGGGTTGACCTACGAACTTCATTAGAAATAAAGCAGTATCGGTCCATACATAGATTGCATCTCTACCTCTAACAGCTCCTACAATTCTAGAACCATCAGCAAGTCTTTGAGTACCTGCGGTGTTGTTTGCTCTTACAGTGTAAGCGTTTGTTCCATCAATATTTTCTTGGTCAGAGAATCTAATATACATATCATCTTGTTTAGTTGGATCTCCAATTGTTGTTTCGGTTCCAAAGAAAACTAAGTGACGATCGGGTGTAGAAACTAATACATGACGTGATGCAGTAGGTGCATTTGGCAACACAGTTGCCCTGATACTTGTTGCATTTGAAGGACCCGAATCCCATTCAAAACATTTACCATTATAAATAAGTGCAATTAATTTTGTTCCGTAGTTATCTAATATCCATAGTCCTGGGTCAATTGTAAAGTCAGCAGAAGATGCTTCGCCCCAGGCAACATAATCAGAGATATTGGTTACAGTTACTCCACCACTATGGGCTGCTTTAGTTGTACCATTAACTTCTCTAGCTCCCCCACTTAAGATATTAGTTGTCGTATCATTAGCTGTAAAACTTATATCTTCTGATCCAATTCTTATTTCTCCTGACGAAGGAAAAGCAGCTGAACTAGTTAAAGGAATGTCGGTTACAGCATCATTAATAGTAGAAGCTAGTGTTGTAGTTGCTGGTCCTAAAGCTGTACCACCCCACAATGCTGTACCAAAACCATAACCACCTAATTGTTGAGAAGGTCCTACAGTATAATAACATAATACTGAAGTACTGTTACCATCACTTGTAGTTAAAGGTGTCCCTGTTTCCTGAGTCGCCATCGTAATTTTAAATGTAGTTGTCGAAGGAATAGAAGTGACCATAAACTTCTCATCTTCAAAAGTAGCATTACTATAAGTTGATCCAGCCGGTACCCCACTAACAGAATCAAACATTACAATGTCATCTTCTGTTAAATTATGTACTCCAGTACATGTTACTGTAACACTTGTTGATGAAGAGGTACTTGAAAACTTAGCGCCTGTTAAAGTTGTTCTAATGGGGTGAATGTCATAATATGCTCCCCCAGAATAAACATATAAAATTCTATTAGTGCCTATTGCAGCGTATTTAATACCTGCGTTATTGTCCCAATGATGAAGTGCACGTCCGGCTCCCGTTAATTTATTATTACCAAGTTGCTGCCAGCCACCTATTTTTTCGGGAGTACCATACCTAAATCTTACATAATCCCCGTCAAACCATTGCCCTTCGGCTCCAGTTTCAGTGACTTGTTTGTTGAATCCGGGTAAAAATCCTAATTTTTGTAGCATAATATACCTTTATATAATAGAAATATTAAAAATACACCCTTTTTTACTTCCAGTTTATATTGATATTAAACCTAGCTTGTTGATCTGTGCAGTTAGTACTTGAATGAAGGACGGAAGGATCAAATAATAAAATACGATTTTCCACTGATTTTATAAACTTTTTACCTATGTAAGTTCCTCCATTACAAGTGTTCAAAGAAAGTATTGCTCCTTTATGGGATAAAGCTGGAGGCAAATCTCGATGTGCTTTATGTTTTATTAGCTTTTCAGTTTTAGTATAGCAATTTACTTTTACCCTTCTTAAAAACATAGTATTTAATTTGGTTAATAAAGGATCTACCTTTTTAAAAAAATCACTATTAACTACGTTCTTATCATAAAGAGTATGGGTAAAATAAAAGTCTTTATCATACTCATCTGCAACACTGTTATTAAAGTAATAAGGAAAATTTGCTGACATAAAAAGTTCTTGAATTTTTTTAAATTCATCTTTAGGGAGAAAATTATCTATTACTTGCATGTTCTTTTAGTATTTTTAAAAAGTTATCCTCTACATAATCTGCATTAAAGTTAAACGAAATAATTGTTTTTCTTTTTTTAGTTTTAGAAGGTGGGGCTCTGTGTATAAACATACTGGGAAATATAATTACATCTCCTTGCTTAACATCTATATCTAAAACTTTTAAAGATAGGGGTTCTACTATTTGAGTTTTAGGAGAATTTTTTCCAAACTCTAAATAATACACGCCTGTAAAATTATGTCCGTGAACGTGCCAGCCATGTGTATCTCCTTTATGATATTGTTGAAACCATAAATCATGTAGTTGTATCTTTGATAAACCTATTTTTTTTACTTCTTCTTTAAAATGATCTATTAAAAGAGGACCAACTAGTTTAGTCCATTCTCTTTCGTTATCTCCTCTTCTATCCCAATCTACTCTTGAAATATTATCAGTAAAATAATTATCATTTTGTTTTAAAGAATTTGATTCTTGTTTATTTATTAACTCAAGTACTTTTTTTCTTACTTTAGAATTTTCTTTAAATTTATTTTTTAATATAGGAAAATTAAATGGTATCATTTTTTAGGTCTAAACCAGTTTGGTAATCCTAAATGTGGTCGTGTGTCAAACATGTTATTTTTAGCATTGGGTGTCTCACTATTATTGTAATGTAAAAAAACTTGTACACATTCTTTA